CGGGGTGAAGATCCTGCCCGTTACTGTGGAGTCTGTGAGGAAGCACAGGGAACATTTAGAAGAAGCTGGGGTATTGACAGGTTACTCGTATCACGGTCCCAACAGGCCCGTTAAAATAGCCTTTAACCCTTCTATTTTGAGCATCACCGACAATGGTTCTCCAAAAAATACCGCTACTGAGGGTCAGCCACTTACGCAATCACAAACGAACAAAGTTCCCCATAGTAATGTATCTAGTAGAAACACTATCAATAAGTTTCAGTATAGGGAAATTGAAGGTGATTTGCAAAAAAGCAAATCGCCATCCAGTTGTACCAAAGAAACTACAAAAGCACCCAAAAGGCAAGATGGAAAAAAATCCGGTGCGCCTAACAATCCGGACGGGGATCTACAAAAAAAATTCACCGGCGGCCGCGAATTTATGGCAGAAAAGAACGAGCTGAGCGCGGTTTTGATGGACCACATTGCCGATAAAACGGAGCTTTCGCGGGATCTGGCCGCCGGGAAATACAAAAATCATCAACCGGTGGGTGCCGAAATCGCTCAAAATGAAGCGTATTTGGGAGCGATGCACCCGGAAGATTTCAAGGAACTGGCCATCCAGGACGTGTTCAAATTTTCGGCAAGTCTTTTCGAAGACCTGAAAGTGCATCCCGGCAGCTGGATGAACGCTTATAAATACTGGCTCAACGATTCCTTCAAGAGTTTTACCGGCAAAACCTTCTCCAAAACCAACCTTTTACCAAAATGGCAGAAATGCATCGAAGTGCTGCGGGAGGTCAAAAAATACAAAAAAGCACATCCCGGATGGCAACCGGCTTTCCCGAGCCTGTATTTTGATCCTGCCAGGACCTTCAAGGAAAACAACAGTTTTGAATACGCATTGAGGTTCTTCAGGCTTGACGAAGAAAAAACCGACAGCTTCCAGAAACGAAAAATAAACGCCGGCAAATCTGCCAGGCATAAAACCGATGTGCAGAAAGCCCGCGAAAAAATAAGATTAATGATAGCGGGGAAGATATCCCTAGACCGGGTCTATGAATTTGTAGGGCAAAATTGCAGCAAAAAGGTGAATGATGGTTTGAACGCCTTGATCAAGAAGGAATTTGCCCTTTCGGAAAAATTAAAAGTTTAAAAATAAAAACTAACGCTTAAAATTAAAATCTAAAAAACAATGAGTGAATCAATTAAATGCAGTTGCGGACTTAAAAATGATAAGTATTGCCCACGATGCAGCAAGGTACGGATGGTTATTTTGCTGAAGAACGGCAACGATAATTTAAAACTCACCAGGGCCAACGGGGACCAGTACAACCCGGTTTGGTATTCCTTTATGAAATACAACAAATACGAGATCTACAGGATCGCCGATAAAATGGCGGCCAACATCCGGAAGCATCCGGAATTTTCTAGCGCCGCCAACATCCTTCAATTTTACATCAATGGCCAGCGGCAGGCATACTTCAAAAAAATAACGCTATGAGTTTAGTCATCTATCCAAAAATTAGCCTGGTGAAATTGAGCCACCATGATCTTTCAGTGATTTCAAATGCCTGCAGCAAATATTCGGAAGATTTGCAGGTATTGAAGGAGAAGGAGAACCGCTCCCAGCAGCATATACACACTTCCATATTACAGGTATTCCGCTTTGAACTCTTGAAAAAGATCACCACGCGGGGTTGCAAGGACAAACCATCGAAGATCAATATGGAGGTTTTTACCGCCTTTGTTTTATTTGATGCCCTGCAGCACTATTCAAATAATTGCGACAGCGTGTTGGACCAGGCAATTATAAGAAGGATCTCCTTTGTGCTCCACCGGGAACTGCCAACCACTTCAGATAAAACTTTATCAATAATGAGTGAATTGAATTTTAACTAACGCTTAAACTATAATAACTATGATCAACTTGTACAATACCGAAATTGAGAGCCTGCACATTCACAAAGTGGGCAATAAATCGAGAAAGGAAGAACTTTTCCTTTCGCAGGATCCTTACAATGTGGATGATGAGATCCGCCCGATATTGAAGGAGTTTTTCTTCAAGCCTTTCAGGGAAAAAGAAGTTCAATTCTTTAGGTTTTCGGAAGATGCTGCACTGAGCTCTTTTTTAAACATTCACCATGGCTATTTTTCAGAAGTTCATATTGAAATTGCCAGGCACCTTTACAACCAGGGGAACCATCCGCACATCAAGGCAGGGGAAGTGTATGTTTGTCAGCTAAAAAACATTATTACCGATGAAGGATCCTTTGAAGGGATCGGGATTTTCAAGAGTGAAATTAGGTATGACTTTCTGGAATTCAGCAAAAATGAAAGTCGGTTGGACCTTATCCTAAAGCAAGGCGTTAGCCTGGACAAACTGGATAAAGGCGCTATCATCATTGATACTAAAACCGGGTTTAAGGTGCTTTACATAGATTCCAATAAATATGATTCCAAATACTGGCTGGATAATTTCCTGAGCCTGGAGGAATTGGAAGATTCTAATTTCTTCACTAAAAATTACCTGAAATTTTGCGAGGGATTTGCAAAAGAGGTGGTACTTCCTTCAGAAGACAAGCACGCACAATTGGAATTCATAAACGATACCTACAACCACTTCGCTTCCCGGGACGAATTTAATGAGCCTGAATATATGAACGAGGTATTGAACGAGGAGCTGCACGCTGAATTTTCAAACTACAAAATGGACCAAGGTCCCAAATATTCCATTGAAGACCTGACCGATTTTGAAATTTCCAACGAAACGGTGAGCGATTGCATGAAAAAGGTAAAAGGAGAGATTGCCCTGGACACCGGGATCACCATAAAAGTGGCTAAAGGATCCAACGCCGCCTCCAAGTACCTGGAGAAGGGTTGGGATGACGAAAAACAGATGTATTACTATTTATCCTATTTCAATAAAGAAATTCGATAATTCCGAGTTTAAAGTTCGAAAGTTAAAAGTTCAAAAGTTACTAACGCTAAAAATTTATAAAAATGAGTATTTCAAAAATTATTATCGAAAAATATGAATGGAAAGATGGTCAGAGGTTTTTAAGGGAAAAAGAATATTCAAGGGATGAACACAAAGGAGATTTTGACGAGTTTATCCTGGAAGAACTGGATGATTCTGATATTAAAGACTACGCCATGGAAGAGTTTGAATTAATAAGAAGTTCAGACTGCCCAAAAAGCTATGTATATGATTATGAAACTGAAGAATTAATAGAAGAATTAAAAGGTCGTGGATTTGATATAATAGAATGTCAAACCTTATCCGACACATTCAAGCTGCAGAAGGTGAAAGAATTAATGGAGTTATGAAAAACAAACTTCTCCAGATAATTCAGGAATATAACCAGGGCACCGGAGGATCCTGCGGGATTTCAATCGTTAAGCTTTGCGAGGCTTCGGGTTTCAAAATTTACAATGTGAAATCGCTGCTCAAAGAAATGCACACGGACGGAAAAATAAAAGTCCGGGAAGGCATCAATTCAAAATTAATATTTCCAATCCCCCTAGCCCCCAAAGGGGGAACAACAAAATTAACTAACGCTAAATAACATGGAACAGTACTTTTTTAAAATCACGGCCTCTTACACCAGTAAAAACCGCCTATTGGAGGAATTCAGCAACTACATCCATTCCCTGGATGGAACTTTGATCAAGGATCAGGAATCACTTGCTGTCCTGGTCAAGTTAATAAAACTAAAACTGGTGACTCTTAACAGAACCTACAGCAGGTGCAAGCCAGTGCATCTTTCAGAAAACAGGTATGCCGGATATGGCCTTTCTGTTGATGGATCCTGGAGCGCCAGTTTTTATGAAGTGGAAAGATTAGTGGAAATGGAAGATGGATTTTTGCAGACATTTATAAAGTAGAAGCCTCCCAAAGGGGGAATAACCCATAAATTTATTAAGATGAAAATATTAAAGAAACCTGATTGTGTAATTTTTGATACTTTAAACGTAAATAAAATCAAGCAAAATCCTTGTCCAAATTATGGAAGACCAATCCCATTACATCATTTTTCTGATAAAACAGACTTTGAGTTTTTGAAAGAACATTTTAAAGAAGACCACCGAATTTTAAAAGATTTTGGAAACTCTTACTATTTCTACCTATCAGTTTAATTGCTGCCAAATATGGGAAATTATTTAGATGGATATGCAAAAGAAACCTGCGGACATTGTGGGTTAAAAAGAACCCCGGAAGGGCACGATGGATGTATTGGAACGCTTCCAAACATTATGAATGCTTGTTGTGGACACGGAGAAAACAGGCACGCTTACGTACAGTTTTGGAATACCGAATGCATTAGAGGGGAAGAGGCATTAAAACATATTAACGAACATAAAATAAGCGATTTAAAAAAAAATGCCGCCGGCAACGATATAAGAATTGTCGACGGTAAAGAAATAATACAGATTGAGGAAAAAACACAAGCTGATATAGATTTAAATTGCCGGATAAACCTTTGGAGGATGAGAAAACCCAACCTATAAAATGGAATTAGATTTGAAAATTAAACCAAGGAAATTAACACATAGGGAATTATGTGAAGTTGGTGCTAAATACTTAAGAAGCAGTTGTGGTTGGCAATTAAGAAGCGAATTTGTTTTAGTTGAATTTGTTTCTTCATGTGTCGAGCAGCCAGATATATTTGGAATTAAAGGCTCCCACAATGTTTTAATAGAAGTTAAAGTTTCAAGAAACGATTTTAGGGCAGATTTTAAAAAGCCTTTCAGAAATGGCAAGGTTAACGGAATTGGCGCAACGAGATATTATTTATGCCCCACTGGTTTGATCAAGGAAAATGAACTCCCTGAAAAATGGGGTTTGATTTATTGTGACCAAAACAAGAATATTGAAATTATAAAGCACGCTGAAGTTTTTAAAGAACGAAATTTTATAGGCGAATTGAATATTTTAAAATCTGTAATCCGCAGAATAAACGGCAAATATCAAGTGTTTGATTTCAGGGATAACAATAACTACCAATAATCCCTTTGCGTTTTCTCCGTTAAAATTAACCTAAATGCTGATAAAACGAAAACCAAGGCCTGGTTTTAAATAATTAAATTGTACAATTCAAACAATAACGTGGTTCAGTCCCTTTTTTGTCATTGGATTTTAACATATATTTGGTAAACAAGATCCAAGTATATGCATGAAACAATTACTCCCCCCGCTGAGTATGCCATCACTCAGCACATCCCGGTTGCAGATCACGTTTATAAATATCTCTTAAAAAGATGTGGCACAGATCATATAAAAGCCAGCAGGGTCACGTTCCTGGGCAGCTTACTTCTTTCCCTGCAATCCCGTAACTACGATGTTACGCCTGCAGATAAAAAGTTCACCAAAGTATTTTCGGTGACCATCCCGCAGCACAAATATGATAAACTGGGAATGCACATCACTCCCCAGATAGCGCTTCTTTTTAATGATCAGATAGATAAAATGTTCAGGGACGAAATGTTCTGCCACATCCTTATCAACAAAAATGTAGATAAGAAGATGTTCAAGAAATCAATGGAAATTTTTCTGGAGGTGTACCAAATAGATGAGGACGACCTCAGAATGGATACATTGTATCGTGATTTCAAAAGAAAAAAGACCGAGTTAGCTAAAAATTTAAATACCACATCATCCAGGGGACAATTTTAGAAACTTCTAAAATTGTCCCCTAAAAAACACACTAAATGATTCAAGACCTCTGCAACGTTATAGAAGATATTAATCTGGATACCTATTATAAAGCCTTTATTATTGAGGCTTCACAACTCCCTTTTTTCAATTATCTCACCCCGGATGCGGAGATCCTGGGAATTGTCAATTCCTTGCCGGTCGAGTTCCAGGCAATGCTCATCCGTTTTATCCCAGAGAAATTTAACCTGGCATCCAGGACCGCGATTCAAAACGGAAATAAGATCCATAAGTATTCGGTTTCCCTTCCCCTGGTCCCGCAGGACGAAAACATCCAAAACTTGCTGGAGACTTTCAACAATAAAGAAGTCGTGGTATTTATTACCAGGCATACGCATTCTGTATTGTACGGCACACAGGCGCAGCCGCTCCTCTTCACGTATGACGATCTCAACGCAAATACTATCACGGGAATAAAAGGATACGATCTTGCAATGGCCGGTGATGGTTATGGAGCCGCAAAACTTTTTGCGGGAACCGAAGCGGATTTCCCGGTGATAAACAGAGGCCTTGCTTTCCAGTTAGCCGGATCACTTTAAAATCCCCCTAGCCCCCAAAGGGGGAATAAATGCCCTGAAACCTACTGGTTTGGGGCTTGTCCTTTTTTAAGGATGCGCCTCCCTTTAATATTGTTCTTCCACAATAGTGAACGAACAATGTAATATTTTGAGCAAACCTTATTTTAATGTTGTCAAGAACGAAGCTGCCCGTGAGGCTACCATATATATTTATGGGGCCATTGGCGGTTATGATCCTGAGACCTGGACAGAAAAAAACACGGCGGAAAAATTTAAAGATGAATTTAAAGCCATTGAAGCCACTGCGGACACGATTCATATAAGAATCAACTCCCCCGGAGGCTATGTTTTTGAAGGCCTTGCCATTTACAATATTCTTTTTGCTTCAGAAAAGAAGATCATCACATACAATGATGGCCTTTGCGCATCTATGGCAGCGCTTATTCTTTTGGCCGGTGATGAGATACAAGGTTTCAGTAATTCACTTTTTATGCTTCACAATGCCAGCGCAATGTTTGTTGGCAATAAAAAAGAAGTTGAAGATCAATTATCGATGCTTGCAAATGTTGACGAAGCAGGAAGCACAGCTATTGAAGATCGTCTAGGGATCACCGCGAAAGAAGTCGCAGAAAATTACCTGAACTATAAAGACAATTGGTTCACTGCTAAAGAAGCTAAGGATTTAGGATTCTATGATAAAATCATTAAAAAATCCAAAGCAAAATTACCAGAAAATGCTGCACAATTAAAAACTACAGAGCTTTTTCAGCAGTATGCTGCAATGGCCCTTACCATTCCCACCGAAAACCCAAAACCCAAAAATAAAATGACAAAGCCCAATTCTTACCCGAATTTGGAAGCTACCCTTGGAATAACTGAGCCGTTGGCCAGTACAGATGACGGAAGTTTTTTGAACGAGGGCCAAAAAAAGCAGATCGATGATCAGTTAAAAGCATCTGCCGCTGATGTTTCTGCCGCAAATGATGCCAAGGCAACTGCCGAAGCTGCCGTGGTCACCGAAAAAGCGACCGCAAAAACAGCGCTTGATGCTGCCAATACCGAAACCGATGTTGTGACCGCCAGCTTGAAAGCTGCAGCAGTTCTTGCCGGTGTTACAGTTGCCGAAAACGCAACTCCGGAAGCGATCAACACTGCACTTGTAGCACAGATCAACGTGCTGAACAAAAAACCGGGAGCCGGCCACACTGGTAACGCTTCCAATGACGAAGACCCTTCTCCACACTCATACGTGGATTATAACAATTCAATCTACTCCCAAATTAATAAATAATGGCAAACGAAACTATCTTAATAGATGACGTTGTAAAGGAATTGAACACCTTCCTTTCACACAATCCTACTTTGGTTTCAGCAACTTTAAACAGAGCTGAGATCACTTTAGATAAGCACACAAAACCTCTTACCAAGGTAAAAGGTCAATATCCACAAGCACACACCTTAATTGGTGATCTTGTTCAAGGTTATGCGCCAGTATGGACAGAACTTGGAGTATTGGAAATTGAGCACAAAATTTTGAAAGATTACCACCAAAAGGTAAACTTTCCATTGATCCCTTCAGAGATCCTGAGCTCATACTTCGCCGAGCTTTATGCCGAGGAGAAAGATGCGAAGGATATGCCTATTTCCAAATACATCATGGACAACGAGTTGTTGCCTAAAGTATTGGATAACATGAACACGCTTTCCATTAACGGTGTATTTGATCCTGCAAGAAAAACCGAATTCGGTTTCTCCATGAACGGAGTCCTGGCGCTTCTTGATGAAATGACGGACAAAATTGATGTTCCTAAGCACCCGGCTTTTCAGATCCCCCTTGATGCGTTGACCGATGTCAACATGGTTGACCAGGTGACGGCTTTTGAACGTAAGTTCCCTTCAAAAATGAAGAGTAAGATCAAGAAGATCTTCATGAGCGAAAACAACGCCGAGCGTTACGTTTTGGATTACGAAGAGAAATTTGGTCAGAACAAATTCCAGAACGACACTCTTAAAACCCGATTGGGAAAAAGGGAAATTGTAATTCTTGAAGGAATGGAGGATGACAGGATTTTCGCAACTACCGAAGGAAACTTCAAAAGGTTGATCGATGTTTTTGACGCTCCAAAAATTACCGATATCCAGAAGCAAGATTACAAGATCAAGATCTTCTTGGAATTTTGGAAAGGATATGACTTCCTTATCAACGAGATGGTGTTTGTATCCAACTACACCGATACCCTTTACGGATTGGGATCTACAGTTTTGAACCAGAAATATTTTGGATTTGACGGTGTCACTCCAATATAAACAGTAAAATATGACCAAAAAAGAACTTAAGCAAAAGTGTGCAGACCTGGGTATTGATACCCAAGGTCTGGACACCAATGCAGAATTAGAAGCAGCCATTCTGGCGAAAGAAACCGAACTGGCTCAAATAGATGTTACTGCGGAAACTGGAACAGAGAACGCTGAAAATGGAACGGTTTCGGAAGAAACTGCTACAGAAAACGCTGAAACTGAAACAACTTCAGAAGAAACTGGAACAGAAAACACTGAAACCGGAACGGATTCGAAAGAAACTGAAGCAGCTTCAGAAGAAACTGGAACAGAAAACACTGAAACCGGAACGGATTCGAAAGAAACTGAAGCAGCTTCAGAAGAAACTGTTACAGGAAAATCCCCGGAAGCTAAGAAAGCTGAAGAGAAAGAAGTGCCTGTTTACAAAGACAGCCGTGGAAGAAAGTGGTCCTTTAAAGCGAAAGCCCCCGGGACATTAAATATTGGTGGCCATCCCATGACCCAGGAAGAGATCCTCAACTCTGAGGAAGTTATCACTGAATTGGTCTATGGAAATAGTTCGTACCTAACCCAAATAGATTAAGATATGGCAGCTTGCGAAGACGTTATCCCATTAGAAAATATTGACTACTGCCCAACAGAAGAGATTGTTGCGGGAGTAAGTGAAACAGGCGTTTTTGGCGCTTCTGTTTACGACTTTGCAACCATTGCAAAGCCACTGAATTTAAAGACCGGTACAAGCCTTGAATCTATTGCCACTATTGCGGAAGCTCACACCTTCAAGGCAGAACGCGGATTCCACAGGATCTATATTGATCCTGACACGGGGTTGGTTGATACTGCCCAGGTTGGGGAAAAAGCAAACCTGAACTTCAATAATAGCTTTACCGGCGGACTGCAAGGTACCGGGGCTAAGAACGCCGGGTATGTACGCAAGTACAAGAGCACTCCGATGATCTTTATCATAAAAGAAAAAGATGGTCACATCAAGCAAATAGGTAGCGAGTTGGCTCCTGCTTATATGACCGAAGTAACCGCTTCTTCAGGCCAAAAAGCCGGAGATGTGAAGCGAACTACCGTTAAATTTATGGACACGCTTGGTTATCCCGCCCCGGAATACGCAGGGGTAATCACTGAATTTCCTGCTGTTGTTATTCCATAATGAGCAACATATTTAAGATAGTACCCGGCAGATATCACATTCCAAACATTGGATTTGTAGATAGCAACAGCGATGTGAGCGATGAAACAGCACTTTCAATTTACAAGCTGCCACGCCGGGTCTTTCCTTTTATCTCATTAGGCCCGGATGCATTCGCATATTTGAAAAAGCAAAAGCTACCCGTGAAGGAAATAGCTTCCCTGGTAAAAAATGCCAGGACTGCAGAAGAGATTGAGATCCTAACCGGCCTATCCAGGTCTAAAACAATTAAGCGAATTATCGAGACTAAATTGAAGGCCCTGGAAAATGAGAAATAAAAATTTTATGAAAGCGAAAACGCTGGTTTTAATTTTGGGCATCGGACTGATGTGCTTAACGGGATTCGGAAACACTACTGCCGACCTGACCGAAAATTCGACAACTGATTTGATCCAAATGGACTATTCAGCAAATGTAGTATCTGTTTCCGTTATGGAAATTAATTTCGATTCATACCAAATCGGAACAGCTTTTAGCCTTGCTGAAAATAAGGCCGCTTTACCGGAAACGGAATTAGCGAACAGGATTAGTTCCGAAACCAACCTTACCATAAATCTGACAGATGATGTAGGTTGGCAATTCAAGACTAATTATGAAAAGGAAAACCCCACGTTAAAAAATACCAAATTCCATTTTTCCTACCACGCTCCTCGTGACGGAATAATGTATGACTCTTTCCATTTTTCATAGTTGTTTTTTTAATTAGTTGAAAAACCGCTCCCCCCACGGAGCGGTTTTTTTATTGCCTACACTGAGCAATCTAAGTGTCCTTTATTTTGAAGCCTGGCTTTTGCAGATTAGCATTATGAAAGAAGTCACAGATTGGTTTAAAAAAAAAGAGTATGCTGCCGGCGTTCAGTTGTACGCTTCTTTGCCCGGGTCTAACCACAGACTTCTCGCTGCCCTAAAGCGAGGAGGAAAGAACGACAGGAACATTGCGTTGCTCTGTAAAGAATTGCGGCCATATTATTCTGAAGAGCTTCCCGTCCAGGTGAAGGTGAAAATCGAAACCAAGCCGGTTCCCATTACCAAGCCTGTTGAAGTCCAGACGGAACAAGAAAGAAAACAAATCGCTGAAGTCGGTGCCAACAATTTCCTTCATAAGATCCGGTACAACGATCTGCCTCCGGAACTGCGGTTAAGGTACCGCAAGATCAAGGACCTATTTTATGATATGTGTGATCTGAAATTCCTGCTGAACGATCTCCCTGCGAAAGCGCAGGCGGAAGCGCTAAAACTGCAGCTGGCAATTGAAGATCTGGATGATGAGAAACAATTGATCTGGAAGGAGCTGGATCACTGGCAGGATCACAAAAGCCTTCTTCCCACAAAACAAGACACCGACTTTTCAAAACTGAGCTTCAAAGATCTCTTCCTGATGAAAGCGAAGTTAGCAGACAGCATCTACAAGATCTCAAAACGAATTGAAATCTGGAAAGGGAACCTGGAGAAAGAAAAAGACAAAAGGGAGAAAAGGAAGATCGAGCAACAAATAAATCGCAGTACTAAGTTGCTGCACCAACATCAAATAAATTTAAAGGAAATAGAGAAGCTTTTATAAAAAAAGCCCCCCAGCTTACTACGAAGTATCTCACTAAGTCATAATAATTAAACCCAATCGGGACTGGGAGGCCAGAGCCTTCCCCTCGATTGGGTCAAATTTAATTATTAATAAACTTAGTGAGAATGACAAATTTAAACAATTTAACTGAATCTACGCTACTCGCACCGCTTGAGTGGCACAATGAAAAACGAAAAGTTAAGGACCTGGTACCTTATGAATACAATCCCAGGATCCTAACTGAAGAAAAGAAAAAGCTCCTCATCAAGAGCATCGACAAATTTAACCTCGCCGAGATCCCGGCCATCAACACCGACAACAAGATCATTGCTGGCCATCAAAGAATAAAGATACTGATGGAGCTGCGCCGTGGAGATGAGCTGATAGATGTCCGCCTTCCGAACCGGAAGCTTACAGAAGAGGAATTCAAACAATACAACATCACTTCCAACGTGTCAGTTGGTTATTGGGATGTTGATGTTCTGGAGGAATTCTTTACCGATATTGATTTGGGAGGCCTCGGTTTAAATGTAGCCGACCTGGATCTTCCAGATGACTTTATTCCGGAGGAATTCAAAAACGAAGAGGAAGGAGACTTTGATCCGGAACCGCCAAAGGAAGCGATCACCCAACCGGGAGATATCTATGAGCTTCGAAGCCTAAAGAAAGAGCTCACGCATCGTGTAATTTGTGGAGACAGCACAACTCCGGAGGTGTTTAAATTGCTTCTTAGGGGCGAGGAGATTCGTTTAACGGTCACAGACCCTCCCTACAATGTAGATTATACTGGCGGCGCCACTCAAAAACGTGACAAAATTGCCAACGACAAGATGGAAAAGAATGCGTTTTATGATTTCCTGCACGCTTTTTATGCTCAGGCTTTCCATTTTTCAGAACCGGGTGCACCAATTTATGTGTTCCATGCAGACACCGAAGGAGTAAATTTCAGGAGCGCCCTGGTTGATGCCGGCTTTAAATTTTCCCAGTGCCTTATCTGGAAAAAGAATTCTATTGTAATGGGTCGCAATGATTATCATTGGATGCATGAGCCTTGCCTTTATGGATGGAAACCAGGCGCAGCTCATCCCTGGCACAGTGATAGAAAGCAACGTACCATTTTAGAATTTGACAGGCCATCCCGCAGCGAGGACCATCCAACAATGAAGCCGGTTGAGATGCTGAGTTATTTAATTCTGAATAGTTCAAAACAACGGGAAATTGTCTTTGATGGATTTCTGGGAAGCGGCAGCACACTGATGGCCTGCGAAAAGAACTGGCGAGTTTGCCGAGGAATTGAACTGGAGGCGGGATATTGTGATGTTGATGTGAAACGCTGGGTAAAATATATGCAGGAAAATAACCTGGACCACGAGGTTGTTAGGAACGGCGACAAATTAACCCCGGAAGAAATAGAAGAATACCTGGTTTAATTACATCTTATAAAGCCTTAAACCCTTGCTGTAACAAGGGTTTAGTGTTATATTAGAGGAGTTCTAACGCTTAAATAAAACAACATGAAATTTTACAAAGTACCTAGTTTTTTAACCACAGACCCGAAAAACAAACAAGGGGAGATCGGAATTTTTTTAAATCGGAAAGAGGATGTAATTGAACTGGAATTCTCAGATGGGATAAAAGGATTTTACATGGAAGATTGCCTGGAGGAAATGGGATCCTAAATCAAATAAAATTTTACTTTGAACAGCTGCCTTAATAGGTGGCTGTTTTCTTTTGCATCAAATACAGAAACTCATCTTCCACAGGCTGCTCTTCCTCATCTTCATTAAATTCTGGTGGCATTGAAAACAAAAAACTTTTGAATCCCAATTCCTGCAGCGCATCATAAACGTCGCTCTCATCAACCCATCGCTTTGGCAGCACCTGAATTATATCACGGTAGATATCGGTTAAAGTTTTTTTAACGGTAGAGTTGTCGGCGGTTACTACAGACATTACTGGAGCGTAATTGGTTTGAAGTATTGCCCGGATCTCTTCGGAGTAGTCAGTTTTAGTCATAGCATAAGGTTTTGACCTGCGGGTGCCTAATACTCACATACGCGAATACCACGGGAGTTACCCGTGACCCGCAGGCTAAAACCTTGCAACGTATGTGAAATATTAGGCAGCGTAAATGTACAATTTTATCCATTCTCATTTATTTTTTTTAAACTTCTGATTTTCAGTATTTTAATTTTCAAAAGACAAATTTTTTTCTCAAAAGCTTACCCGTGGTAAGACGCCGTAACCTATAACGGTATGACTTCGGACGCCGAAAAAATCAGGCAAATATGAATCGGTACCCCCTGGGGCCTCCTGTTAAAATGTTGTGATTGGCATGTCTTCTTCTTTCGGGCGTGATCCCTGGAATGCTTCCCAAAAGAGTGCATAGAAAGGATAGTCAAAGGTGTCGCTCAGGTGGGTTGCCTTCTCCTGATCCACTCCCTTCCTTCGCTCTGGTCGCTTATCCTTCTGCAATCCCTTCTCGGTATCGATGGCTTCAGCATGTTCCATCGAGATAATAAGGTTCGGACAGTTCACGCTATTGATCCGGATCTTCGGTAGGTTCTTCCTTCCATCATCCTTCAGGGCAACGTTGATCAGGTTGAACTTATCCGAGTAATCAGGGTTGGTACCGGTGGTCATGTTGTAGACCGTCCACCCCGCAGCCTCCATTAGATCCTGTGCCTGTTCAGCAAAGGTTAGCTTAGAGTTGGCCGTGTGGTTGTTTCCGGTCCTGTCATAATAGAAATGCACGTCCTTACATTTATGGTCCCGGTAGTAAGGAATGAACTCCTCGAGGAATAAGTGATCGAGGATCTTCGGTGACTTCACAAAGAACTCCTTTAATACGAACCAGGTATCGTCCTGCAGTTGGTGTACTGTCATCGCATTGATCGATGCGCCCCAGTCAACTGATATGATCAGCGGCTCAGTCTTGATCAGGTCATTATCCTTCCTGCAGTTGAACGACCTTCCGTTCACATCGCTGAGTTCAGGAGCTGTTAATCCTTCCAGGTAATTGTTGTCAAAGTTGGTATAGTAATGATCCTCGGTCAACTGCGGATAAAAGCCATCCGATATTTCCTTAGGTCTTATGTTCAACATCTCGGCGTTGTAGGTGATCGGACTGGTATAAGAGTCCTTCATATATTCGAAATAATCCGGCCTCACGTTGTCCAGGTTCCAGTGAGCTGTTGCCGAATGGAAGAAGATCTTATCAGGCTTCTGCTTGGCCAGCTCCTCACCCTTTAAGAACCAGGCACCTTTCTTTGTTAGCGGGGTGGAGCTCACATAAGTCTCAGAATACAGGTAAGGATTCTTCCCATAGATAGCCGACTTTGCCTCTGCCCTGTTCGTGTTCTTCACGTTGATTGCCAGCTTCTGATCATCTAGCAGCGCAGCTTCATCTGCAAGGATCCCTGAGGCGTTGATACCCCGCCCTCCATTCGAGCTGTTCGGGTTATCCAACCCAACTAATTGAAAGACGGTACCATTGGAAAAGTGAATGATGTTGTTCCAGTTGTTCGGCTTCTCATAGGGCATTTTATAACCCATCCTCTTCCCTTGGGAAGATCCCACCACATAATCGATATCCTCATAGATACCGAAGAACTCCAGGGCCTTCTTAGTAGATTTCAGGGTGTTTGAAAGTACCTGTGCATAGGTATTTCCAACCAGGATAAAAGTGGCTCTTGGCATCCACTTTGCCATCATCAACATAAAATAAGCTAGAATTGTACTTTTTCCCGTACCGCGACCCCATTCCAGATATTTAACCTTTTGGGTTGCCATAATAGCAACCATCTGAGCAAAATTGAGGGTGATCTTAGAATTACTGCCCGTCTTCATATTCCTGCGGCTTTTTCAGTTCTTCAAAATCTATCTCAATGGTATCGCTCACGTTCATATTTACCACCCCGCCCTGTCCAAGGATCTGCTTAACCAGGCGCACTTGTTTTTGGGACATGATGATATCATAGTTTTGAGACTTGATTTTATCCAGATCAATGGGAGAATCGTCTTTATCCAGTCCCAGCAGCTTATCAATGGCCTGGTCAAATTTGAAAACCATTTCAAGGTTCTTTTCCTTGAGCGCTATCTGCAGGTATTTGTGCTTCCTTTCGATCTGGATATATCTCCAGGCTTCCCTGTCCAGCTTTTTAAATGATCCGAATAACATTTCGGTACGCTGCACATCCCGGTAAGCAGTTGCTTTGCTCACTCCAAATAAAGACACCAGCCGCTTCACGGTATCCTCCTGACTTCGGAATTCCAACATACTCATGAAGGCGGTTTCCCATCGTTTTTTAAGCTCAATTTCTATATCAGAGAGTTTGGCAAGTTTTGCCTCCTCACTCAGTTTATCGTTCAGGTAGTACGCCAGCACATTTTCAAAATGCGTGTCTTTGGACGTTAATGTTAAATCTGTATCTGCCAATTTATCGGGGTTTAAGCAGTGAATATCCTGTAACCGCCGCCACTAAAAAAGGACACCGCCCTGTTGTCCTTTTTTTGGATTCGCCCCTTTAGCATCTTAGCTGTATGGCAGAACAAACCATTTACCTGAACGAGGTCCTGAAAATTATGCGGACGCCTAATGAAGAAGGTCGCGCCGTGAGATTTGACATCTCATATCGCACGCTGAACAGGAACAGTAAGACAGGTGGGAAGTTGAAGGTGAGGAAGAATGCGAAGCTCATGATGAAGGAAGAAGGATTGGATCCAAATAGTACATACGCGCTCCGCCACTTTATGCCGAAAGAAAAAGTGGAAACATTTAAAAAGAGCCCGCAGCACTATCAGAACAAGACCAGGAATATTCGTCTTGAAAACGGAAATATCCGGAAACTACATATCAACCACATTATCACTTTCAACGATAAAAAAGTCATCTATTAATGAACTCAATATTTTATAACGAAAATTTTGCAGTAGGTATGGGCCGTGTTGCGGCATTCAATTTTGCCGAAACAAAGGAAAAACACAGCGTCATCAATCCGGAAGAAAGCGGATCTGGAAAAATCGCGCTTTGGGGAGATGATAACCGCTATCCTCAAAACTTCATGAAGACTGTGAAGTTAAATGGCGCTGCTGGCTCCAGTTACAGATTCCTAAGGGCAGCTCATTATGGCCAGGGCTTTCAATTGTATCGCGAAGATACTTCCGATGATAACAAAAGAGACCGTACCCTGGTACCATTAAAATCAGATGTCGATATAAACGCATTCAACAAAGCATGTAATATCAACAGGTTCTGGATCGAATTGATATCCGATCTCGAAACCTGGAACCTTGGTTTCCCTGAATACATCCTTTCCAACGACTTTTCCCGTGTGGTTTCGGTTCGCCGCTTGCAAACCTCCAAAATGAGGTACGAGCGAATAAATCCAAGCACCGGCCTCATTGAAAACGCTTACTTCTGCCACAACTGGCAATCGGGAACAGATGTAGAGGACAGGAAATATGTCTCCAAAATCCCTCTTGTAGACAGCTATTTTTCTGCAGAGCAAGTCAAAGAATATTGCAAGGCAAAGAAGATCCACAAATTCACGATG